GTAGCATCCGCAGATCCGTCGACCGCAACAGAAATTTCTTCAAACTTTTTACGAACAATCCACTGAGAATCGTTATGCTCTTTTGTAGCAAAGAATCCTGTGTCATAAACGAGCGGAAGCAACCCTGCTTCTTTTAGAATCGTATTACCACCCTCAAGGACAGGATCAGCAAATGCATCTACACCTGAACCTCCAGCATCAGCAATATACAGGGATCTTACATCTTTGAAGTTCTTTCCAGCATCCATTTTTATATCAAACAGATATACACGATACTGACAAGAAGGAGTTCCTTTTGTTCCGTTGTGCCATTCAAATCCACGAACTACCGCAGTGCCGATCTCGGATCCTGGAGTTGCAGTAGCAGAGTGAGTTGCACTAGATACTGCATCTGCTGCAGCAGATCTCAATGATACGGTTGTTAAAGCATTCATATCAAAAGAACCAGCGACCTCATCACAGATAACATAATTACCCATTGCTTGAGAGATAGCAGTTCCTGATGCCACATTCGCATCAGTTGCTTTATCAATATTCACATAAGAAGCACCGTATTGTTGGACACGGAAACCGTTTACATAACCACGACCCTTTTCGATTTCAACAACCAGTTTATCGCTAGTGCCACCTTCAGCAGCAGTATAGCGACCAAGACTGTTGGTTTTCTTGAGGTGTTCACGAACACGCAGATTGAAAGGATCAGTTACATAGTTGCCGTGTGTATCGTGGAAGTGCTCAGCGATATAACGACCAATGTCTGAATAGGTTGTATCTTCATTACGCTGTTCAACCGAACCGTTATCGATTTGCGCAATTTGGAAGAAGTTTTCTGTATTTGCAAAACTCTTGTCATATACAGCAAGAGTTGGAGTAAGTTTTAATCTGTTTGCTCCTGGAGCAGCAAAGTTTGTCGCACCAGTTGCGTTGTCTAGCAACGAGGAATCTTGGTTTGAATCGACAATTGTTTCAATTGTGCGCAGACCAACCTTTTTAGAAGGACGGTGTGTATACTTACCTATAATCGTTGACTGGTTTTCTACACGAATGAAGTTTCCTTTATGGTATACAATACCATCAGAAAGACTACCACGCAGTGCCAGACCAGTTGCCGATGAAGCGATGGTATTTGCAGCAACAATAAAGTCGCTGTTGCCAGTATGTCGAACAACCAGAGATTCATTATCAAGGAAAGTTTTGGTTGTGTTGTTTGCGCCAGAATTAGTATAAGCAACATAAACAGTAAGATAATCTGGTGCTGCTGCTTCTGAACCTTCTTTTACATCGACCAAACGACCAGTGACACCAGAAGTGCCACCTGTTACAACCGCATTTGCAACCTTTCCGCTTGTGTAGAAATCACCAAGTAAAAGAACTCGGTTGTTAGCATCTTTGTCACGCAGTTTTACATAACCAACAGTATCAGTTGAAAGACCGCAACCAGTAATTACTGTGCCATCAATGACAATCTCATTTGCAAATCTTTCGATTTGAGTCTGTAGAATAGTTTGTAGTTGACTTAATTCTCTTGCTTGAACACCATATCCAGGACGAAATAAAATGCGATGAAAGTCTTTTGCTTCCGCATAATCGTCGAAGTAGGGTCTTTGATTTAGATTTGTTTCAATTGCCATTTATCTTTTACCTTTAGAAATCTAGGACGATCTTGATATCTTCTACTTGATCTGGATCCCGTGTAACCTTTTGTATATTTTCGGTGTAAAGAATTTCACCTGAATATGTATTCGCCTCTGGTCCTTTGATATCCTCGATCGTTGCAATTTTGGTTTCGCTCGTGCTTTTAAGGATAACATCATCCTTAGTAAAGGGAGCATAACCTCCATATGCCTCAACATTATTTATATACGCAATATAGAAGGATGGATCAGTTTCTGTGGGATCTTCATGAACATAAACCACTGTTGCGTTTGCTGATCGAACAGCATTTGCAAGAGCAGTATTAACCCTCTTAGTTGGGTTCAATTCTGTAACAAACTCAAGTTCTCCTGTCTCTGCACGCAATCTATTTCTTTCATTTGTAATCTCATCTAGAGGAATGATAGGATTAACAGGACTACTGCCATCCATTTGCAAATAAGAGATTTGTGCTCTTGTCATCAGGTTGAGAGTCAAAGGACTGTTTGTTGTATTTGCAACCCTTTCATTTAAAATATGATTATTATTTTGATCAACTTTTAGAGTCGGATTCTTAAGAATGCTGATTGTTCTGAAATCTGTATTTGATGGCAGATAACCACTACCATTAGCATAAACACCCTCATTACCTTGGAACTGAACATTCAAACTTACCTTATCGCCATACAATTCACGAACAGGATCGTGACCATGCCCACCAACAGGAGAGATAACCACATTTGCGGTTGCACCTGCACCATGAATACTGTTTGCTGTAATATATGCTTCTGCTCTAGTATATCCTGAACCAGTGTCAATCACTGCAACATTAGAAATAGCACCAGTGCTAGTATCAACAGAACTATATGCTTTTGCACCCCTGCCATCACCAAGAATCGTAACCGTTGGTGAAACAACAACACGAGAATCTGAGTTACACACTGTTGCGAATGCAGTGTTAACAGTCATTGTCTTTGAAGAACCTTCCCAATTGATAATTCTTCTTAATTGCCCAGCACCTGTTCCTGCTTTGATATAAACTGATGCACCGTTGTAATAGTTGTCGATCGGAGAAGGAGGACTGTCGTCACTACTATCAAGTTGCAGAGTGAACTTACCACCAGCAGCAACAACACCATTTGCCAGTGCATGATATCCAGCACCAACTTGAACCGTCTCAACAACCTCAATAGCACCATTCACTGCAGCATTCTGAACCGCAAGTTGTCTGTTACCTTCAACCGAACCATCTGATGCTGAAAGTGTTTTTACTGGGATATGCGTAGAAGTCATAAACTTATTTGCATCACCCAAAGAAACTGTAAACATATACTTCCAAGTATAACCATCAGAAGTAGAGAAAGGTAGTGTCGAGAATCCAGTCGGTTTAACTGTTGATGCTCCATTCTTATTATTATACAAACACTTATAAACATTATATTCGTCTGTCATCACATAGAATGGACGCTCATACATATCTTCATCTGTATCACGATACATTGCGTAAATAGTTCCGCTAGTCCAATCATAACGAGTGATAACATGACTGATATCTTCAGTGGTAATTTTACGACCACCAATCATATGACGCATAACTTCGAAATGAAGATACTGCTCATTATCTGGTGGGTTTACTGGTGTTGGTTCATTTACATATGGAGACTCTCCACCCAACACGGCATATAGAACAACATCACCTGCTCTCAGTGAGGAGATGAATGCTCTGGCATTATTGATTGCTAAGTCTTTAGTTGAGTATCTGAAAACTGCCATTTTTAAATCGATCCTGAATTATAATATACATTTGCAGAGGCAATATCACCACCTGCCCAGATGGTTGTTGTGTTTGCTACTGTATCCGAACTAACTATATTTAGTCTTACAGTTTCGGATGTTCCTGCATCATTTAATTGAATATGCATTAATGCATTATTAGAGAAGTTCGTTGCAAAACTTGTGCCAGAACCAGTAATCGTGAACGATCCATTTGAAAGTGCAATGGTTCCAGCAGACTTAGTTTTCTTGGTGTTAACTGCTGTTGCTGCAGTCGTTGCTTCAGTTTCACTGTTCAACTGATACTTACCAAACAATGCTTGTCCAGCAGGGTGAACCAGTTTGAGTGCAACATCACGATAACGATCTAGTGATATCGGTGACACAACCTCATATGAGAATTCTTGATAATACTCACTGTCTTGAATGAACGATCTCTTAGAATCAAGATGTCCTCTTGTAGAGGCATAGTAACCTTCGGAGTTGCCCACGCTATTCAGATTAACTCGAACTTGCGCAGATGTTCCGTTGTTTCTTCCAGATGCTTCAACAAGGACGACCTCCCTTTGTTTATATGCAAAACCAGAATCAATAACACGCAACCCTGTGATTGTGCCGTTAGCACCAACGCCAGCAGTGATCTGCGCATTTTGTCC